TGCGCGGTAGCTCTGCTTCTAACGCGACTAATACATAAATCATACAGTGTCTCCGGTTGTAAATGGCACTTCTGTTGCTACGCAGTACCCGCGCCCACATGCCGTTAGGCTGCTAAGTTATAATTCATTTCTGCAATTATATGTTTTCTTGCGTTACGTAGCTTGCGCACGACGTCTCCACTTTCCTCACATACCAGTCGATCCTATTTCTACCCCATCATAAACAAACTAATATTGTGTACTGTGGATATTTAAAAACAAGTTCTTTTGCTTCTAGTAAGCTATCATATGTGTCTATGATAAGTCCAGTTTTTAAGTTTGCCACGTAATACATTCAGTTTCCTTATGGTGGAGTAGCCGGGTACCGCCCCCGGGTTACTGCTTATGCTATGAATTGCTTCATCAACGTATCGTATTTATAACATGCTTAGTCAAACATGTCAAGTTTTTCTTTTACTGTAGTTTGTTCTTTTTCTGGGCGAATTGGTTCTAGCCATGTGTCAGCAATGTATGCTTTAGGGCTTGGTCCAAATTGAATAGTGATATCGTCGCCTTCGATCCACCAGTAGTGATCATGAACAGGGGCTTGACACGGCATGCCCCTAAATTGCCACTGTTCTTTTGCTTCAAACTTACCAATATACTCGACTACTTTTACAACTAGTCCGATGTTTTCTGGGCGAATTGAATGTATAATGCGGGCGTAGTCGCCTTGCTTGCATTTCATTGATTTACATTCTTGATTCTGGCATAAAGTAATACAGTAGGCTTCCGCCTAGAGAAACTGCTGCTGCCATCTCTGTTAGATTAAAATAATCTATGCTGTGGCCTTTGCGCTGCACAGTCCACAGTGCCTCTGCTTTCTGATTTGCCAAGATAATAGAGCCTGTGTTTCTTTTAAACGTCACGGCGCGATAGGTTAATGCCTCGCCGTCAAACTCTTCGGGACTTACACCGTACTCGGCAAAAATATATTTTTTTAGTTCTTCTACATTGTTCATTTATGGTTACCTCTATAGTGTATTTATTTAAACGTCTTTTTTCTTTTCTTGTATTTCTCGACGTCTTTCTACTATCAGATCTTTCATATCATGCAGTGCTTGGCGGGCACGAACAGCACTAGCCTTGACGCCTTTGTCTTCGAAACGTTCGTGTTCTCGAAGGTACATGGCCCATACTAGTTTCAACTGTTCGTGTACGCTGTCGTCGTTCATTTTACAATATGCTCGTAAATCTCTTTCCAACATGTAACTTTTTTCATACCATCCGGTACAACTTCGTGCATGTTCCAACCGTGTTCAATAAGAATAGGTTTCATACCCACTGCTTGGCCTGCAACTGCATTTGAAAACTTATCTTCAATCCAGTAATAGCCAGTGTCGGCATACTTTTCAAGTGCTTGATCTTTGTCTGCACCAGTGTCCAAACATTCTAATACTGGAAATACAGTAGGTCCAAACAGTTTGTTGAGATTCATCTGACGCAGTTTTTTAGCATTAGGATCAACGCTCATACTAGTGATACAATGGAATACGTACCCGTGTTCTTCGTGCAGTCGTTTTACATAGTGACGGGCGTCACGCAGTGCTGGCAGGAAGGCCATTGCTGCACTTTCATTAAAGATGATAACTTTCTCGATTGCTTCTTTGAGTGTAATACCAAATCGCTTGCCAACATCATATTCCATATTGCCATTTTCGATCTCGGTATAGCCATGCTGTTCCATCCAACAAACAAATGCATATTCCCAGTTCAACAAGACGCCGTCGCAGTCTGTTACAATAATCTTTTCCATAGTGAGCCTTTCTATTGCCTATGTATCATTATAACACAGGCAATAGAGTTTGTCAAGCTAATTGAAGGCCGCTTGTCTGTGCTGTATATTGTTTTGCAAGTTCTGCTTCGGTTTTTGCAGTGCAACACACACTGGACACAGCAAGATTAAATTTTGTGTCTGGCGATACGCTGAACATAAACGGCGCTAGTCCAAGCCCTTGCTGCTGTGCAATCAACACCATTGGCTTGCCCAGTTTGTAAGTTGTGCCGGTTTCCTCGATCAATCGAGCAATAATTTCTTCCCCAGAGGATAGTTTAAAAGAGACTGTATCCCCTACCTTATACGGTGCTTCAATAATCATAGTGTCCATCCTGTTCCATTGTAGTTTGTTTCTTCTAGATAAGGTCCTAGCTTATCATATCCGCCAATTTTTGTTCCGTGTACTTTAATTTGCGGAAAGGACTTTGCCTCAGGAAACATTTCTAGTACCTGTTCACGAGTAAAATCTTTGTCTAGTTCCAAGTATTTGTACTTTAGATTTCTAGACTCGCATAGTGCCTTTGCTCTTTCACAAAACCCACATTGTGCCTTTCCGTAAATTTCTATCATAGACTAAATCCTTTGAATGTGTCTGTGCCAACATCCTGCTTGGTGCCGCCACTAACATAGCTTGTAATCTCTGTTTCTTGCGGTGCCACTTGTACTTCGCTACCACTAATCCACTTCTGTGTCCACGGCAACGGATTGCTCTTTACAGCGTATGGGCTTTTTAGGTTTACATTGGTCATTCTACGTGTGCAGATCCATTCGATGTATCCACTCAGCAACTCTGTATTAAGACCGATCATGCTACCGTCTTTGAACAAATACTTTGCCCATGCTTTTTCTTGATCAACTGCTTCGATAAACATTGCAATACATTCTGCTTCTGTTTCTGCTGCAATCTTTACATAGTCCGGATCGTCTGTTTTGAGGATCTTCAACAACATCTGTGTGCTTGCTAGGTGCAGGTTCTCGTCACGTGCAATCAGTTTGATGATCTTGGCATTGCCTTCCATTTGCTTCATTTCTGCAAACGCCCAGCTACATGCAAAGCTCACATAAAAACGCACACCTTCAAGAATGTTCACGCTCATCAATGTAAGCCACAACAGCTTCTTTAGTTCATAAAGATCAACTACAATCTCTTTACCGTTGACTGTGTGAGTGCCTACACCCAGCAAGTTGTACCAGCTGCTCAACTCAATAAGATCATCGTAATATTTTGAAATGTCGCCAGCACAGTCGGCAATCTCTTTGATGTCCATCATCTCGTCAAAGATCTTGCTGGGATTGCTGTACACATTGCGGATAATATGTGTGTAACTACGTGAGTGAATAGTTTCACTAAACGTCCAGGTAGTGATCCAGTTTTCAATCTCCGGCAAACTCACAATAGGAGCAAATGCTTCTACTGGTGCTCGGCCTTGTACACTGTCCAGCAGGATCTGACGCTTTAGGTTGCTGGTAAAGATATGACGCTCGTGATCGCTAAGAGCTTTAAAGTCTTTGCTGTCCTTGGTTACGTCTACTTCTTCAGGACGCCAAAAGAATCCTAGTTGCTTGTCAGTCAGATTGTCAAAGCTCTTGTACTTTAGCGTATCATAACGCTGAATAGTAGGACCACCTGTTGGGTCAAGGAATGCTAAAACTTTGGTGTGGTCTGCTTTATTTTCAGTGTTAAAAACGCTCATGCTTTATCCTTAAAGTATTATGTATGTAATGTATAACATGCCCCGTAGAGCATGTCAAGTGTTTATTTAGTATAAACGTCAAATAGTACAGCTCTCGCAATCTTCGTCGTCAATTGCTGACTGGTCTAGTTCGCCTATCATCTTACTGATATCCAACTCACCTTGTCCGTCATTGGTGTTGAAGTAATACAACTGCTTGCCACCGTACTTGTAGAACATCAACATATGCTGCAACATTGTACTCATTGGAATCTTTTCGTCTTCGAAAAATATTGGATTGTAGCTGGTATTGATACTAATACCCTGGTCAACATACTTTTGTAGTACAGCCATAATCTTCAAGTAACCTTCTGGCGACTTCTGGTCCCACAGTAGATCGTATTTGTTTTTAAGACGCTTGAACTCTGGTACTACTTGCTTTAGTACACCGTGCTTTGATTGCTTAACACTGATAAGGCTGCGTGGCGGCTCGATGCCGTTTGTGGCATTGGCAATCTGTGCGCTGGTTTCTGCTGGCATAAGTGCCATTAGTGTGCTGTTGCGAATGCCTGTTGCTTTTAGTTGCTCACGCAAGCCTGCCCAGTCCATGCGCTCAACATGTGGAATCAGTTCATCCAAGTCTTTCTTGTATGTTTGGTTGGGCGTAATGCCATGTCCGTACTTTGTTTCCATGTTGCCACTTGGTGCGCCAAATTCTACTGCTAGGTCAGCACTTGCTTTGATCAAGTAGTAACTCCATGCTTCTGCCCATTCGTCAATCAATGCAAGTCCGGCAGCATCAATATGTTGGTAAGTTAAGCCATTCTTTGCCAGCCAGTAAGCAAAGTTGATAATGCCAACGCCTAGTGGACGGCGCTTTTCTGTGCTGAGTTGTGCAGCAAGAATAGGATAGTTTTGGTAGCTCAGTAGTGCATCTAGTCCACGTACTGCCAAACGACACACACGCTCAAAGTCTGCAATCGTTTTTATGTTGCCCCAGTTGATAGCACTCAGAGTGCATAGGCTGATTTCGCCTTCGGGGTCGTTTAAATCGTTAAGCGGTTTGGTTGGCAAGTCAATCTCTGCACACAAGTTTGATTGTCTAATAGGTGCAAGCTCTGGAAGGAAACTACCATGATCGTTGGCGTTGTCTACGTTCTGTAGATAGATACGTCCTGTGTTCTTCCGCTCTTCCATAAAGCTACTGAACAACTGACTTGCTGGAATAGTTTTCTTACGCAGCTTGGTGTTGCGTTCTGCACGTTCGTAAAGTTCACGGAACTTGTCTTGATCAGCAAAGAACGCTTCGTACAACCCTGGTACATCAGCAGGCGAGAAAAGAGTAATGTCGGCTCCTGTAACAAGTCTTTCATACATCAACTTGTTAAACTGTACACCATAGTCCATGTGACGTACACGGTTTTCTTCTGTGCCTTTGTTGTTCTTCAGTACCAACATGTCTTCTACTTCAAGATGCCAGATTGGGTAGTAGATGGTTGCGGCGCCGCCGCGAACACCACCTTGACTGCACGATTTAACTGCACTCTGGAAGTGCTTGTAGAAAGGAATAATACCTGTATGGTACGCATCGCCTTTGCGTATAGGAGATCCAATAGCACGGATACTACCTCCACCAATACCAATGCCTGCTTTTTGACTTACGTACTTAACAACTGCTGCTGCTGTGGCATTGATACTGTCTAGGCTATCACCTGTTTCAATAAGCACACAGCTACTAAACTGACGCTGCGGAGTACGCACGCCAGCCATAACAGGAGTAGGCAAACTAATGTCGTGCAAACTAATAGCATCATAATATTCTTTAACCCATTGCAAACGGGAACTAGCTGGGTAATCCTGAAAAAGACTCGCTGCAATAAGAATGTAGCAAATCTGCGGTGTTTCAAAGATCTCGCCGGTTACTCTGTTTTGGCAAAGATACTTGCCGCGGAGTTGTTCCATTGCAACATAGGTTAGTTGTTCGTCACGGTCATGTCTAATAAACGAATCAATCTTGTCCCACTCGTCATCTGTATATTTTGTAACAAGTTCTGGATCATAGAATCCGTTTTTAGTATTGCGGTCAACTAATTTTTTAACATGCCACGGCTCAAAGCCGCCGTACACTTCTTTGCGGAGTGCATAGTTAATAAGTCTGCCACCGACATGCTGATAGTTGGGATTTTCTTCGTCAATAAGATCGGCTGCTGCCTTAATGAGAGTTTCTTGAATTTCTTTGCTGGTTACGCCATTATAGAATTGAATTTGACTCTTGAGTTCAACTTCGCTCGGGCTAACTCCTGTAATATCTTCACATGCATAAAATACAACTTTGTGCAGTTTTTCGATATCGAGAGGTTCTTTAGCGCCGTTGCGCTTTGTGACTTGAATCATAGTGCTGTCCTTTTACTAACTTTTATATGCTACATTAATGAAATATTTATTATATTCAGTTTAATGTGTATGTGATTTCGGTTGATAGGTTTTTTGGTAAATCTTCAATATCTACTGCTTTTTCAAAATCGTAGCCTATAACTTTGTTATCAAAATAAAGCAAATAAAGTACTTCGGAGTTTTTAGGATCTTTGCTGATATGTATCTCTGCAGGAGCCTTAGAAAACTTAGTAGTTAAGTTCAAAGTATAAAAAATTCCCAACAGTCTTGCAAAATTGCAATACTGATTCTCATTAAGAAGCTGCCACGGGTTAAGCCATGAGTCTTTGTCATAAGGGTCAACTTGTATATTGACCATAGGAGCGTTATTATATTTTGTTACTGTATCTTGTATTGGATCGCTTGATGCTTCTAATTTCTTTCTAAATTCAACCCACTCACGAAGCCGGTCTTCATTATTTTTATCAAACATTAAGATTTAACTCTAATAGTATATGTAAATTTATCGTTGTTTGTTGCATTGGTATTAACCACTTCTATGCTTACTGTGTCAAAGGTACTGTTGCCACCAAGATCGGCCAAGTTAGCAGTAAATGTCATTCCTGCACTAATTACTGCTGGGCTTAGTGGTGGTCTAACCAACAGGTTGTATTCGTCGTTGATTGTTACATCTTCGGATCCGGCGCGATTGTCAACAGTCAGTGTTAGTACACCTTCTCTAACAATGTCGTTGAAGTCGTCGGTGTAGATATAATCTATGAAAATAGAACCAGTGTTAACAACTGGAAGTTTTAAAATCTCTGTTGAAAACAGGCGCTCTCCGATGGCAATCTGATTTGCATACTTGTTGTTGTAAAGAGTTCTACCTTCAATCTCCGGTACATATGCTTGGTTGTATGTTTCATCTGAAGCAAGGTTAGGAGACAGTGATTGTGTACGTTCAAAGTAGTCCGACTCGCTGACATTGGTAATACTGGCAAACTTAATGCAGGGTGTTCTAGTAAACTCTCTTTCAAGTGCTGGATTGTAGCCTACACCAAAGAACTTATTTCCCTTGCTGGTGTTGTACTCGCCGTTTATAATCATAATAGCTTCTTCGTCGATCAAGTCAAACGTGCAATTTTCGAAGGTGTTGAACAGCGGACCAGTGATCATTCCTACATCACCAAGTGTTGTGTTTTCTCCAAAGGATATACCAAATTTGGCCATATAGATGTAGCAATCTTTCCAGGTGTTTTCTCTTATATCATAGTTACTATACACTGCATAATGGAAGCCGTCAATCTCTAAATTTTCAAATTTATTCCATTTAGTTTCAACAGTGCCTGCACTGTCTACCCTTGATGCAAGACGTATTGCAATCAGTTGATCGTCAGCGCCGCCCGGAGCAAATCCGCCAACGACTTTAATGTTTTTAAACGTACTGTGTACGCAATCAACTACATCAAGCGCAACATTGCTGCCGGTGATGTTAATTGTAAAATCAGACATGTCAATGTATCTAGCCTGATTTGGTACAGAGTCGTTGTAGGGAATAGTGGTTTCTACATCACTTGTGCTGTTAACAGTTTTAAAAACATTAGACAAGCTGCTAGTAAATATAGTCTTATCCTTGCCAGCGCCGCGAATGGTTGCATAAGGTGGCACAGACAACACTTCGCTGATTACATATTCTCCAGCTGGGAAATAAAGTATGACCCTGTTGCGTGATTCACCGTTGAGATACAAGCTGTTTAGTGCATTTTGAATTGCTGTGGTTTGATCTGTTCCATTGCCGCTGGCACCAAAGTTGGCAATACTCACAAAGTCGTCCAGGCGATCCTGTAAACTTCTTGCTGTGGGGATAGTTACTCCCCACAAACTGTCGTTTGGTTTGTAAGAGTATTGTTCTGCAAGGTCAAAGATATTATCGTGTTCGGTTAATACCTTGGTATTTCCTACATTAGGCGATCCTTCGCTAACACTTCCGTTACCGATATACATTTCTTGCGTGTCGATAGCCCAGCCAATTTCACCGGATGCCAGTTGAGGCATACCGGTTGATGTTAGTTTGCGTCCTCTACGATGCTGGATGCGCGAGATTTGTACAATTGCCACTTTAATACTCCTAAGGTTTCTTAGTAATATTTATGCATTTTTCTCGTAATACATTTTGCAACGCTTCCACCATTCAGCTTCCCACTCATCAAACTCATCAGGCCATAGATCAAACTGTTGATACTGTAGATCACGGCTACACATAAAGATATGTCCTTCACGGATATCTGTGCCGTGTACTGCATTATGACCTAATGCGTATGCTGTAAGTTGTAGGTAGTAGTCTTCTACCCACTCGGGCTTCTTGGGCTTGTTTGTTTGCTTGAAGTCCATGATACAAGGATTGCCCTTGTATGTGCCTACAAGATCAGTTGTACCAGCATAGATACCAGGAACATAGAGCGGAACTTCACTGCCCCAGATTTCATCAACATGCACCATTGCTTCGTCACGTACCACACATGCCATCTTGTATGCTTGTTGTGCATAGGGATTGCTGCCCGGACTCTCTGTCCACACTCCGTTGTCAACATAATCCTCGAGGTACTTGTGCATACGTGTGCCAACACCAGCAGCTTCGGTTACAATCTCTTGTGCTTTAGCTTCGCCTACACGCTTCTTCCATGCAATAAGGTGGCTCATGTCTTTAGTACCACTGAGGATAGTAGTAACACTTGCTACAGGAGCGTAACCGGGTGCTGCGTAACGGCGCTTGCCATCTACTTCAACACGCTGTAGTTTTTCGTATTTGTATTTTTCAATTATCAAAGTCATCGGACGATCCTCGGTAGAACGTGTTGTCATTCATATCCATCATTGAATAATAAGGATCTACAGTGCTAGACGGATCGTCCATGCCTTGGACTTCTGTAACCTCTGGCACCATTTCTCGCAGCATATTTTCTACACCAAATTTAAGTGTTGCTGCACTTCCTGCACATCCGCTACATGCACCACTAAGCTCTAGCATAACTAGGCCATCTTCAAAACTGACAAAGTTTACTTCGCCACCGTGGCCCGCAACTGCTGGCGCAATATATTGCTCCAGCACTTGTTTGATGTCTTCTGTGATTTGTTCGTTGGTTCTATTGGTCATAAAATCTCCTATGTCTTATACTAACACAGGGTTATTGACTTGTCAAGTTAAAGATTGTCGCCTAGGTTGGTTGCTTTTTTAGCCATGCTCTTAACTGTATTTCTTGATGAGCGTGTCTTTGGTTTTAAATCGTCAACTTCACTGGTTTTTAATTCAACTGTATCTTGTGTAAAATCTTTAATAAGTTGTTTGACACGGTTATCGTGGTCGTGCGCTGCTTTAAACGAATCATAGTTGAATTGTGGATTGCCCAAGTTGAGCATAAATTTATTCAACTGCTCAAAAGAAAACTCTACCATTCCTTTGTCTTTTAAAAGATTTAGGACTTGATAGAGTTTATTTGTAGCAGTGTTAGCCTCAGTTACTTTTTTTTTGAAAGTGTTGTAGTTAATCTGCGGCCGTTAACGCTTTCTTTTTTAATTTTTCTTGTGATGCGTTCGACGCTTTCGCGCTTTGCACGATCAGCTGGCTCATCGCCGCCGCTGCCTGCTTCTGCCGCACCAAAGTCGTCTGCACCCATGTCCACGTCAACATCCATATCCATGTCCATATCACCATCTACTGTTGGTTCCATGTCCATGTCGTCCATGCCATCGTCTGTTCCCATTGTATCTACAAGGCCGCCTTCGCCAGTTAGTAGTGAGACACCGGAAGTTAGTGAAGTACGTGTTGCTTCAAGTGAACTATACAAACTGTCTAGACTTGGTTTAACATTGTTGGTAAACGAATCTGCTGCTGCTTGACCCATTTCGTCACGGATAGCATCTGCAAGTTCTAGCATTGATTCAGTTTGCATTTCGGCAGTGTCTTCCATCCAGCCTGTAACACGATCGACCATTTCTTTAGCTGCCATCACTAGCTCTGCGTGATCCTCGGCACCTTCTTTAACAAACTGTGCAGGCACTTTACCTTTTTTAGGAGCAGCGCCTTTTTTCTTATCAGCAATAGCTTTTTTCATTGGCTCTTTTTTGTCGCCGTCTTTGTCCATATCAAGGAAGTCAGGTTTTGCTTCTTCAATACCAATGTCGCCGCGTTCGCTGATTGCTGCATTGAGAACATCAAGCATCATCTTTGATTTAGCATACGTATCGTTCTGCACACTATCAAAACTTTCGTTTGTTTCTACATTGAATAGTTTGGTGCGCAGCTTGTTACGAGCGTCTTGTAGCTGATCAAGACTGAAGTTTTCTAAATTAATTTTTCTTCCAAACCGAGCCGCTAGACTTTCGTTTAGACTTTTTGAAGTTACCGGTTTTGCGAATTCTCTTACTTGCATGTTTATGTTTCCTGAATGGTTTGTTACTTTTATTTATCTAATGTGTTGCAAGATAAACTGGTCTAGAAAAATCTTTGCATAATCAATGTTGTTTTGTGCAATTTCTAACCGTGATTCTAGTATACATTGTTTAATTTCGTCGGTTGTTTTTGTTATGCTGTTAACATAAAAGTAGCTGTCGTTGAGATTCTTTTGGATTATTTTGTCACAGCGTTTGATTTCTCTAACTGATGTGTTCTTAAGATGTGCATTTGCTAGTGCAACTGCGCCGTGTTTGCTGTATGCAGTGTCAATACTTTTATTTGTAGCAGTGTCAATAATTATGTAACCAAACCGTTTGCTATTGCGAACAATCAGACTGCCAATGCGAATACTCTTGCCACTATGTACTGGCAAGTTGTATGCAGGAATCTTATTGTTGACAATAACTTGTAAGTCTAGTAGTGCTTTTTCAAAGTTTTTCATTGGGAATAAATACCACGCTACCCTTATAATTAACTTTAGTCAGTAGGCTCTTGCGAACTAGGTTGTTTGCAACTGTTTGTTCACGCTCGCTTAATGTTTCACTATAGCACGGTTTATTGATGCTGTCAAGCAACTTTTTCTCTTCGTTGCTGGTGAATATTTCAAACTCTGTTATGATATCATTTAGTTTCATATTGCTATCGACTTCTTGATGTCATTTCTATTATAAGTTAATTTATTAGGTTGGCTAGGATCTTTTTGTCCATCTGGGTTTTCTATTTCGACTTCGTCGCCACTTACTTTGGTGATTTTAAAATTGGTTGGCTTACCTGTTCCTGCGGACGGCAACGGAATAGTTTTCCCTGGAGCAATTGCTCTGTCAATTTCTATTTCTGCTTTGGTAACCTGTCCCTGGTCCGGCATTTGATTTTTAGCAGTACTCTGTGGTGTACCCTGAGTGCCCATTGGTTTGTTGGTAGACACAGAGCCAGTGGGTTTTGGTGCTTGCGACACTCCACGTCTAGCTTGTGCAATTGAATTGTTGCCTGTTATCAGCGGCACCACTTCGTCTAACTTTTGTTCAAGCGTGATAAATTCATTTGCTCTCATCTTCTTGTTTTCCTTGTACGATGTGGTTTGTTTAATGCCTTGATACGTTTACTTGTAGGATGTTTCATTCGTGTACTGCGTCTTATTGACTGTACTTTTCCTTTGGCTCTACGTGTCTTTTTAAGTGTTATACTTTTGCGCTGATCAGTTGCAGTTGAACAGGTTGTGGGCTTTGCAACCACACGGCCCTTTTTCTTACCGTCTGTGCATCGATACTTGCGCACAACACCTTTGCTGCTGCGCCCCCAAACTTGCTTGTATCCTTCTGTGATATCAACTACTAACATTACTTGTTCAACGCCTGTACTCGTCTGCTGGCTGGATTTGTACGCTTGGTTCTTTTTGACTTACGTGTCATTTTGCCGCCCAGTCTAGCTTTGGTTCTTTTGAACCTTGCACTCTTTTTGAAGTCTAGCGGAGCAAAGCATTGCTGTGCTGTACTCACAATGCGCCCATCTCGACGGCCACCAGAGCAGCGGTACTTGCGTACAACCTTGCTGCCATTACGGCCCCAGATGAGTTTTTCTTCTAAATCTAAATTAAATAATTCACGTAATAACATACAGTTATTTATCGTGATAAAAAGTTATTGCATCAAAAGTACAATTACAATAGATAGCAAACTTGCTACAATTGTGCCGGCTGCACCAATAATTACTTTTGAAAGGCTGTGTTGCCCTGCTTTCATATCCTCGGCAATGCCGTCGATTTTTTTCTCTACACTAGACAAGCGACTGTCCAATTGATCATAACGTATTGCACACAGATCAACGTGAGCTTCTAGACTTTCTTTTTCTAGATTAGTTGAATTAATCGCCATTTATCTCTCCGGGTTGTGGTTTCAGGAATAAGCCTTGAATGAGTAATATAAATGCCTAAGAGTTTTAACGCTCTATTAGTATTTATCTAAACGTCATCATTTAGTTCAATTAGAATTATGTTTTTTTCTTTTTCGTCAAAGGCGTCAAATACCGAATATGTAATCTTTATAGTTTCATTTAAATTAGAAATAAATGGAACCAATCTGAAATCTTCTTTTAGAACCTCCAGCATGTTTTCCACATACTGTTCGTAACTGATGTTTAGTTTCCATATCTCGTGCTTTCCGCTATATCGTTGTCCAAAGCCGAGTTTGTTGGCATCCTCGGTAAATTGTTTTGGCTCGGCTGTAATAGTCGGATTGTTTCTCAAACTCAATGTTTGTACACCAGTTAAAAAGTTTTGTTGCTGACGTTGCTCAAACGGATCATCACCGCGGCGGGCGTTTGTTTGTGTGATATCCACTAGTGTTAGTATTTGTATTCTCATGCTGTATTTAACAGCCATAAAAAAAGGGCTCGTAAAATACGAACCCTTTTAAAGTTATTAACTAACTATTACTTTAGTGGTGCAAATGTTGCAACAACTGCTAGTGTAACACCGCTTACTGTTGTTAGGTTTGGAGTACCAGTACCTTGTGCTTTGAAAAACACAACGTCAGTAGTACCTGATACAAACACTGAACCGTCTGCTGTGCCAACTGCGCTCAAAGTGAATGCATCTGGACCGTTGATGTCAGTTCCAGTGCCGTCGCCGCCTGATAGAGTCAACTGTGCATACACTGCTACTAAATCAGCATGTACAATGTCTGTCTTGCTTGCACTGATGATAAGCTCGCGGCCAACATCGCTTTGTGCATTTGAAAATTTGTTGTAGTTTGCACCTACTGTTGTGCTGCCAACTACTAGTCCTGTTACGTCTGCCATTTTAATTCTCCTTGATCTGTAAATGGTCACTTCACGCTCCGTGAAGTTCTTATATTGTATTTAGTCTCTGAGACAAAAATATACAATTAATGGTGTCAAAACGAGGTTAGTTGGGTGTCCAACGATGCCTTGGTACTAACTTGGTTTTGCTGTTTTGTGCAACATAGCCTTCGCCGCCACGTTCTGCGCCTGTGCTTGCTTTGACATCTGCTGGTGCATCATCTAATTGATCAATGATATGGTTCTTGACTGTCATAATTCTGTTGACCAGTGCAAGGATTGCAGTTAATCCGCTGGTGTTGGTTTTATACATATCGTATATTTTAAGTTGCTTTGGCTTGCTGACCTTGCTGGTTTTAATCCAATTAAAGAATCCGTCTGGGTTGATGTTGTTGATTGCATTTGCCTTAACTTGCTGGTTAACAAATGTATAAATGATGTTCTTTAGATCACTAAGACCTTGCTGCGGTGCCAAGAAGTTGTCAATAAATTTACCATTGGATTTTACAAATGTTCTAATGCTGTTGGTTTCTTTTGTATCAACTGTTGGCTGATGACTAACATATGTTTGTCCAAGTGCTACTACATCGCCGTTGTTTAGTTCTGAAACGTTTTCAATAGGTGTTCCGTTCTTACTACCAAAGCTATCAAACTTGGTGTGGATAGTAACTCCTACTTTGCTTGCAGCAATACGCTTGCCCAGTTGGCTGTTTGGATCAACTGTGTAAGTAACCTTGTTGGGAGTGAACTGAATACCATCTTTGGTCTTTGTTTGTGGCTTGCCCGGCTGATAGATCAAGTCGCCGTATACATATCCTTCGAAGTTTTCCGGTACGCTGCCTTTGATAATATCAAAAATTTGTGCCATGTCTGCTCCGAACTTCTGTCTCCAGTCTTCACCTTTGCCGCTGCTCTGGATAAAGTTAGAAAGGTCGTCGCCCGAGGTGCTCATGTTGCGGCCCCAGCCGTTCTTGCCTACAAGAACAAATGTGCCGTCTGGCTCGCGTCCGTAGTAAATTGTAGGGTTGCCGTCCCATTTGATAGCAACATCACTGCTGTCTGTGCCTAGATTATCAAGAATATCTGCTGCTTCAATAGCACCACTACTACCGTCAACAAACACTAGGTCCTCTAGGTGCTGATATTCACGGCCTACCTTGGCTGCTTCTGTTAATATTTTAAACTCTTGATATCTCATAGTCCGCTCAACTGTTTGATTCTGTTTAGTTCTTGTGATTCTGTTTGGCTAAACTGGGCTGGGTTGTTTGCTTTGAGATCCGTTAGCATCTGTTGTGCTGCATCTGGTTTCAGTGCTGCCATAATACTTTCCAGTGACCCTAGATCTTTTGCACTTGCATTAGGATTGAGAATACGCTTTGCAATTTCGTCCAAGTTGTTTGATACTAGTTCGTTTGTATCTCTATTGACCAGGCCCTTATAGGGGCTCCATTTCATGCCCGCTGCTTTTGATAGGTATGCCATGGCAATTTGCTTGTGTACACCCTTGTATGGCGAGTTTGCTGGAATGTCATGTACATGAAACTTCTGTGCTGCTGCGCCATCATCAACTACCATAATATCAACTTGGTGTGCATGGTCGCCCATTGGAACTTTTACGTGAACAATTTGTCCTGTTTTGCGTGTTTCAAAGCCTGCTTGTTGGAATAGCTTTTCAAATTCAATTTTAACGTTCTTGTTGGCATTCTTGTCTGCTGGATCAATCTTAAAGTATTTCTTCAGTACGCCTGCATCAACAATCATATCCAAGTCGCCGCTGATCTTACCCGGAACAGGAGTAGCACCCGATCCAATTGGTAATACCTTTGCACCAGTTTGTCTGGCAACGCTGTTAATCTGTTTCATCATACCAGGAATCATTGTGTGATCAAAGTTTTTGGTCTGGTCTGGCCAAATATTGCCGCCTTCTTTAATAAGTTTTGTCATTGTTGCTTTTTACTTTCGATTACTTTGTCTACGCCAGCTTTAAATTTACGTGGATTGTTATTCTTAATTGCATTAAGGAAACGTCTTTCAAGGTCGATAGCAACATCGCCTTCGTAGGTTTCGTGTATCCTGGTTAACAAATTAATTGCACTTTCAATTATGTTGTTGCCAGTTGTTTGAATGAACTCCTCACTATGAGATTTACGACCGATCGTACTAAGTTCTTCTAAAATTCCGCGTGTTCGTTTTTTCATAGTAATACTTCCTCACACGTATTTAGTTTTTATCTTGCTCGCATTAAAAAAAAACAACAAGCCGTATCCAGCAATAGTTAATTTCATAAAGGTACTCCTATGCTATTTTATAACATAGGAGTATTTGTTGGTCAAGTAATTATTTTAGATCAGCAACCATTGCTTGTGTTGCTGCTAGTTCTGGATCACTAACAAGACCGTATGTTGCTAGTGGACTGTCTGGACCTACCATATCGTCACTTACAAAGAATTCAACATATTCACGCATACCAGGAATAACATCCAAGTGAGCGTTCTTTACGTAAAAGTAAAGTGGACGACTGATTGGGTATTCACCACTGGCAATAGTCTCTGTTGATGGTGTTACACCGTTGATGTCTGCTGCGTAGAGTTTATCTCTGTTGTTCATTAAGAAAGACAACCCAAACACACCTATCGCATCTGGGTTTGACGCTAAACGGTTTAGTGTTTCTGTATAGTCGCCGTCAATGTCAACGCTTACGCTATCTTTACGAACTTCCATACAAGCTGATTCTGCTAGTTTCTTATCATCGGCATTTTGTTTTAGGAAGTAGTCATACGAACCAACTGCTTTACAACCTTCTAACATAACTTTAACATCAAACACTTCGCGTGTTCCGTGCTTGGTGCCTGGAACAAATACTTGAATCGCTTTGTTTGGAAGTGAAGCATCAACTTCATTCCAATTTTTAACTGTACTGTTTGCACTTAACGCAACATAAACGTGTTGAGGTGTTAGGTTAGCAAATCCAGCGTTGCTTAGATTAGCAGCAAATACAATGCCATCATACCCAATACGAACTTCAGTTACAGGGCCTACAACTGCTTCACAGCGTTCCCATTCGTCTGCTTTCATTTTACTTGAACTGTTGGCAATATCAATTGTGTTCTCGCCAGTGCCTTCGCATAGACGCTTGCGTCCTGAACCCGAGCCACCACCTTCTACTACTGGTGTTGGAAAATCAAAGTTTTCTCCAAACGCTTCTGCTACTATTGTAGCGTATGGAAGCACTGTTGAACTTCCTGAAATTGCAATACCGTCACGAGCAAACGCTGTTGTGGCTGTTAGGGCTACTACTGTAGCCATTATTAAAGTTTTCATATATCTTTCCTTTTCATTTTCATACAAATAAAGGACACCGTCTACACTGTGTGAGTTGTGTGTGTTTGTGTGTGTCTCTTTACTTATTCTTTATAGTAGCATATAATTGTAACAGAATTATAACAAACTTTGCGTTCTTTAAAATATTTCTAGCCTGCGTTGTTCTAGCACAGTTGCATAAAACGCTGAGACGGTATGCAAAAAACGCAGTTGTTCTTTGGTCAAAACTAGTGTAAATATATAGACAATGCTGCAACACAGCATTATCACACATATACATATACAAGGAAATATAAAATGACAACGTCGACACTGAACACATACTACTGCGCATTCTGTGCAGCAGTCTCAAAATCTGCAAAAGCAACCTTCACTAAGTTTATGGCAGCGACTGAAACAATCGGCACTGCAAGAGCTGCTACCGAACTAGCTCGTCTAGGATACCACAAAGAAGCCAAAGCACTTATGCTGGGCAAGAATGTGGAGGACATCTAATGAATACCCTAACAGCAACATATTGCGCCATGTGCGAAAAAATTGCATCGGCATTTCGTGCTATTAGACTTGAAATGTTTGAACAAACTGCATTTGATCCTCGATTCAACAAAGCAACTTACAACGAACTATCCGGTTTGTCTGACTACGAGCTACGCGACATTGGTATTACACGCGGTGACATCATGCACCTATCAATGGGCGGAGAGGTCCACAGAGGTCGCTAATGGATTTATTTGATAAGTTTTTGAAACTGCTTGTATCCAACAGCAGAAAACAATACCGAGCAGATTTACAGCGCTGGGCGCAGGTTGAGTACTCTAAGGAGTGGCAATGGGCGTATCAGTTTATGCTGGACAATCCTGGAATTATTCCTAATCATACTGGAATAACAGTTGACAAATAATAAATAGAATGTTATATTAATAACATACACACACATAGGAGAACTAAAATGAACGATATGACAAAACAATTTGAACAAATGGCCGAGATGTTTAAATCGGCAATGCCACAAGTAAAAGCAAATAAGAACGGTTACGAGATTCGTACTAAGGTTCTAGAGTTTGCTCAAGGTCAAGTTTGGCAGGATTATCACGCCAAGTTTGCTGGGTACGAAATGGCTGTTACCAAAGATGGTGACAATGTAGTTACTACAGTTGAAATGCCTAATGTACCCGGGGCTGAGGCTGTACTAGAAACTGCTCAAAAGTTTTACGACTTTGTAAGCGGTACTACTACTAAAAATAAATAATATACTAATTTAATTAATCCGGGGCATAGCCCTTTATAGTAAGTAATAAAAAAGCCTCAGTTAGTTTTATACTAGCTGGGGTGAATCTTTATTTACTACCTCTTAGTTGTTGAGAGTTATCGCAAATGTGTCAAGAACAGCATTTCCGTCCGAAGAGTTTGTTACGGTTGCGCTACTGTCGCGTGTGTCCCCGCCGATTGCCCTGAATTCAACAGTGTCGCCACTAACGACAGTAAACGTAAAACTTCCTGGGGACGAAACAGCGGAACCTACGGCAGAACCGTTAACAATCGCTTGCAGTGTATAATTGTTTCTGTCTCTCGTGAAGGTAGCTTCCAAAGTAATGGTGACGTTGATCCCAGTTATTGTCTGTATGTTTGTCGTGGCGTTGCCCGCGGCTGTAACTAGGTTGTTCCAATTCACTGCGTCGGGCGTAAAATCATCGGGCGCCGCGGCGTACGGGTATATCTGCTCTGTTCCATAGTAGGCTTTAACCACTTCAGTTGATCCTAAGTATATGGCGTCCGATGTGTTCAACGCTGGCATAGTGTTATCCTGTAATCAGGTAGAGCGTAGTCGCAACTGGTGTAAGTGCATTATACTCTGCCTGTGTTAAAGCTACCCAAGTTTCTCCTGCTGGACCTTGCGCACCCGCTGCTCCTCTAGGGGACATTATAATAACTCTTGTGCCATTTGGAACCAAGGGTGCAGCGCCAGCGCCATCAGTCACAGAAACTGCTGTTAGCTTGATCCTATCGCCAGCGGTCAACTCAAATGCAGTTGACATGGATACACCACCCTCGTTCTGGTTGACATCACGGGTAGCGTAGTTCTGGATGATTTCACCAGCCTGAGCAACATATCCGCTGCCAGTATCCAGTTCGACCTGAACAGTAAGTTCCGATCTGTTGGCGTAGTCTATAACAGCAGCAAACATGAAGACGTAGGTGCCATCAACATTGCAGGTAATGTCGGCACCACTAATCGTAAAAGAGGTGCCAGTAATTGAGGGCGAGGCCCAAGTAACGTCAACAACTCCAGCAGAGGTGTCTGCCGTAGATGTACCCTGCGCCTTAATGGTTACACCCGTTGCGCCGCCCCCGGTCGCAGCAATCCAATCATAGTCAGCGCCATTCCAAGAAAGAACCTCGCCTGTGGTAGCAGTTCCTGTGTTCAGGTGAGTGTCCACGTCAGAGTTGGTGTAAGAACCACCAGTGCCGCCTTCGTCGGCGGCATTAACCCAAATGGTTCCATTGTATTTTAAAACCTGTCCATTTGAAGGAGAAGTAAGTGTTACATCAGAGACGTTGTTTAATGCTACACTGGTTAGGTATCCTTGTATAGCATGATCCCCCCAACTGAAGGCAGAGTTCCAGTTGGAAATATTAGTATTTGTTATATTACTAGCAGCACTTGCCATAAAAACTGGATCAGTTTCGGCAACTCCGGTTAGTTTAGTATCAACACTGTTTTCGTCTACAACAAATATATTGCCGTTTTTAAAGTAGAGGCGCATAAATCCAGGATCTGCGTCTCTACCTTGTCCACTTGTTTTGTTAGGAAACTGTATACCATTGTAGGTTTTATCTGCCATTTATTAAAATCCGATGATTGCTACTTTAATGCCTGTTAGGGCAACACTTGATGTAATTTTAAGATTGTTTGTATCTACACTATCAATGTCAACTGAAACTTGTGACCCGGTTGTGTCTGCGACTGTGATTATATATGAATCCTTGTTGGTTAATTCCAATGCATGGGCAATGGTTATTTCGGTATCAGCTGTGAGTGTGACAGTACCGTTAAAGTATGTTTTAGGTAGAGCGCCGCGCATTTCATTAATCGCAGCAACAAGATTGGCTTTTTGTGTTGTTTCCAACGACGATAGAGTACCAATAGCATTTGCGTTGGTTGCGATACCTGATAACTCAGGAGGTGTGTATGTAACCACACCAGTGGTGTTGTTGTAAGCAATACCGCCACTACCTGATGCTGCGGCATTTGTTCCGACACTTAAATCTGTTAACTCAATGAATGCGCTAGTGAACGTAATTTGGCTTTCATTGATACTTAATGCACCCTGGTGTTGCGTGACACTTGACTCTGTGATGTTCGCATTAGGTACATTAGCCCAAGTAACAGCACTGGTTAGGTCATTGGTTTCTGTGTAACTTGTTAAATAGGTGCTATTATCAACTGTATAGTTTCCTGCACCGTCAGTTTTCATAAAGCCAGCAGTAGCAAAGTCGCCATCAACAAGTACATCTGCGTGTGACGTCTCAGAAGTTAGATAACTTTGTAAATCACTGATTTGTGATTCAGTGATACTTAATGCACCCTGGTGTTGCGTGACACTTGACTCTGTGATGTTCGCATTAGGTACATTAGCCCAAGTAACAGCACTGGTTAGGTCATTGGTTTCTGTGTAACTTGTAAGATATGAACTTAAATCAGGAGGTGTGTATGTAACCACACCAGTGGTGTTGTTGTAAGCAATACTGCCACTACCTGATGCCGAGGAAGGTGTACCAATACTTAAATCTGTTAACTCAATGAATGCGCTAGTGAACGTAATTTGGCTTTCATTGATAGCCAACGCACTCTGGTGTTGCGTGACACTTGACTCTGTGATGTTCGCATTAGGTACGTTGGCCCATGTAACAGCACTGGTTAGGTCATTGGTTTCGCTGGTTATATAACCCTGTGCTGCGTGGTCACCCCACCCAAATGCTGTATTCCAGTTTGATGAATTATTAGTAGTAACAGTATAGTTTCCACTACCATCAGTGGTCATAAGACCTGCCGAAGCAAAGTCAGCGTCTACGATCGCATCTTCAAGATTTCTTTGAAGAACCGTTGCTGCCGAACTGCTAGTAAAAAGTATAACATCGCCAAGTTCAACTGCACTCGAAGGTGTAAATGTTACCCCAGTCATTGACGGTGTGCCAGCGGTTGAAACTACGTATTGATTGCCAGCTTCGGCAGTTGCTTGCGCATCTAAACTAACAGAAGCATCAATTGTGCCGCGGAATACAACATCGCCAGTAATAACAAGAGCGTCTCGTAACCACGCAACTCCGTTCCAAATATATGGTGCGTTATCGTCTGTATCCCAAACTTGAAGACCTTTATGGTCTACAGTTAACGGCGTGGCTGCTAGTGTTGCTCTAGCAGTACTGTCAACATTGTGCAATCGAGCATTTAGTAACTGCCCTACGCTTACTAAATCTATATCATGATAAAACTTCTTTACTGCCATTGTCATGCCCCCTATACTAATGACTACTGCTTATATTTATATTAACTGCGGTTTTAATATGCTGATTATTAGTATTTATTTGGCATGTACTATGCGTAGAAGATGATTAATTAGCTCAATATTAGAATCTATAAATATTCTGTCATTATATACGTTGTATGACGCTTCTACAACCTGATTATTTTGATCTAATAGATCAAAACTTATTAAATTTTCTACACCATATGCAGAGAATAGAAATGTAAACGATGTACCTTCTAGTGCATAAACCTCAGTGTACACTCCAAACGGGCGCGGTCCAGACAGGCGATTGTCTGCACCTGCAACAACAATACCACCTAGCGTTAGACCATCACTAGCACGTATTGTTCTATCTTCTTCAGAATAAAATAAATTGCCTTTTTCGCCAACAAATTCGTTTACTTCTGCTGTAGGTTTGTAGGACGAACGAATTTTAAATAGTGGCATAATTGCTCTTCCTTACTAGGAGTATTTATCTGCACACGCCGGTTATTACTCTACAAGGATGCCATTAGCTGTTTGATTCTGTCCAGCAAACTAGTATCAGCATCTTGGATTTCAGCATCGGCATCGTCGGTTTCAGAACCGATATCGTCTGGTTGTAATAGTTTGTCTATTACAGGACTAGATTTACCTGCTGCGGCTTTTTTAAGTTCCAGCTCTTGTTGTAGAGGACCGACCATAACTGGATTGTCTTGTAGCGTGGGCTCTTCTTGTCCCGGTGCGTCTACTTCGGGCTCGCCGTCGGCGTTGAGCTTGATAGTAATCGGTACGTTGATTGTTATTTCTCTTGCTTTCATGTTGTACTTATCCTATACTATTAGCTTGTTATTTTTTGACTATGTCGATATCGGTGATGCTATCAGTGCCATCCCAGGTCCGATAGCAAATTCGCCAATGGGCACCGTTGTTCGAACATCTAATATTTGCCCTGCGCCTACAGTTGCTATAGTGTGTATTGACATAGGCCAGGCGCTTGTTAAAAATGTGTGTGTTTGTCTGCGATTAGAATCCGGAATTTCTACACCATCAACATAAATGCCGTATTCAATAACACCCAAATCTGCTGCTCCGCCTGGGTAGATTTCTCCTGAGACGGTAGCAGTGCCAAAGCCGGTGATTGTACCATTATTGGTTCCTATGCTCTGAGCAATGGTACTTGCGTTTGCGTTGGTCAATGATCCGATACCAGCAAAAATAGAAAATATGCTTAATGATGCCTCATCTAATGTGCTTATACCGGTGGGTTCTAAGATGTCAATGTTGTTGACTCCAATTGCTCCGTTAACTGCCAACACTCGACCTTCTACGGTGGCACCTGAACCTGGGGTGTTTGCAGCTTGGTTTGACAGTAACGATCCTCTGATAGTAGCATTGTTGCCTGTGCTGATAGCGCCTTCTGCTACCCACCATACGTTTTTACTGGTGGCTCCACCAGCCAACACAATCGTAGCACCTGCACCTGTTGTGAGTGCTCCAGCACTGCGGAACACGAATAATGCAGCAGGATCACCGCCAGCATCTAGTGTCAATGTACCAGCAATAGAAGATGCACCTGCTTGCGTGTAGACGCCTGGTCCCAGTGTTTCGCCCCCGCCGTATGCCGGTGCGTGTCCTGTGACTGTGGCAGGCAGCGCCTGCAGATCGTTGTATAGTATTGCCAAGTCTGCTGCTGCTGTCGAAGTCACACTGCCTACCAATGTGTTGACATATTCACTGTTGAATGTCACCAAGTAACTGCCAGCGGGTGGTGACAGCGTCATATTAGTAATAGTAGTAGCATCCTGGCTAACAGCAAGAAAAAGATCGACGCTTGCCAATGCTGACAGCACTGTGGGACGTACACCAGTAAGTTGACTACCGTCGCCTACAATAGGATTGGTAACAGTAAGATCGGTCAACGTGCCAACTGATGTTAAACTACTGTTAACTACTGTTGAGTTTAGTGTTGTGCCGGTCATTGTGCCAGCAACATCAGCAGGGTCAAATCCGCTAAATGTTAATCCTGTGACTGTGGCTCCGGTAACATCAAGTGTGTTACCCGAGCCAATAGTAACATTACCAGTTAAGTCACCTACAAAGCCCACTGTACTAACTATGCCTGTTGCTGTAACCTCTAGTGCTGTGACTGCAAAGTTAAGAGCATCAGTGCCGTTGGCTGTAACATCAAATGTAATCTTACCGCCTTGGTTGTTTGGTCCTTGATCCTCTGTGGCAATGAAATTCAGTTTAGCTGGTCCAAATGTTTCAAAGTCTGTTCCGGTGCTTGCTTGCCCAACAACTCGGAAGAATATTTCATTGTTCAGTACTGGTGTTAATGCCCCAACTGACCCGTTGTATCTGCGACCTACAATAACAGGATAGTTGTTGACGCCGTCTAGATATTTTCTTGCGGGCAATCCTTCGTTACCAGTGGTGTGCATGATAACACCAGTTTGATTTGGCGGATGAATTGCTCCTGTATCGTTGCCAATAACTTCAAACGCTCCCAGCAAAGGGTCTGCGTTAGGAACCAAGAAGCGAACCTTTCCGTCATTGAACACGCGGAAAATTGGCTCTAACAATAGCGCACCGTCGATGCTGCCATTGGGTGATCGCACGCTGAAGTCGCCAAGAATCTTAACAATACCAGTGCCGTTACTTGCGATTACAATGTCTTCGTTAGCATTAACACTTTGTAGTAAAGCGTAGTCTTCTCCTACCTGTGGGTTGCCCGCAGCATAAGTACCAACAATTCCCTGGAAGTCACCAAAAGTAAATTCAAGTCCTGCACTGTCCAGCAGTATCTGTCCTTCACTGTTGATGGTAACGCCTGGACCTTCTTTGATGCCGCCAACAATGGTGTCAGTGGCAATAGTATAAGGTATGAACAATCCGCCTGGGGTAACGCCATCTGATATCTTTATAACACCGTTGTCACTGTCGTAGAACAGTCGTCCGACGTGTCCTAGATAGTTCTCTGCTGTTATCGAAGCAGATCCGTTTCTACTTAAAAAGAAATCATAGATGGCCATTAGCTTACTCCAGTGGTTCGTCGTCTGATGCTGCGTGAATCACTGCTGGATTAATACCTGCGTTCTTCTTGATAGCTGTCAGTTCGTCTTGTCCTTCGTTGTCAAACTCTGATTCAACGCCGACGCCTTTCTTTAGAAGTTCCAACTTCTGTTGATTGGGTGTCATCATTACTGCCTGTTCTTCGCCGTCGATATCCATTGTTTGATCAGGTTGTCTAGGTGCAGCACTGTTGGGGCCTTCGATGCCGTCCAACTTGTCTGCCAACTGTCTTAATAAATCTGCCATTTTCATGTTGTGTTTTCCTTATTCGCCAAAGTAATCTATTTCGCCGTTGTCCGGAAACTCTGCCGGACCCGAACTGTCGCCAACGATTAATGCTTGTTTGTAATCTTGTACATAGTTTGCCCATGCAATCTTTGCTGCTGCTCTACTTGCTTTGGTTGCAACGCCGTTACCGGTATCTGTACTGTCAGTAGCATGAGCGATACCGTTGGGCTCACGTGGATCAGTTGGACGATTTAATCCTGTTTGATTGTCGCCGCGTGTGTCTAAACTCATTATTCTACTTCTCCCATACTGTATTTATATAAGTATGCATATGAAGAAGTTTTTATATAATATTTGGAAAGATTGGAATCACAATGAGGATACGTAAAACTCTATGGCTAGGCGCAGGTCTTTTTTGTCTGGGCATGGCCTATGTGGGTGTAATAGTTCCAGGAATACCTTTTAGTATTTTCCTAGTAATGGCTGCATACTGCTTCAGTAAGTCCAGCAAGCGTATGCATGACTGGATCTACAACCACAAATACTTTGGTCCGTTCCTTACCAACTGGACACAGAAAAAAGTATTTCCTACCAAGGGAAAATATGCCATGGTGATTGTAATGAGTTCCAGTTTGTTGTTCCTTTGGTTTACTACAGAAAACCTTAAAGCTGTTGCGTGGACCGG